TTGGTTGGAAGAACGCTGTATCATTCACACCATCACTGATTTGTATTTCGGAAGGCGTATAAAGTGTAAAATTAGTTCCAACAGCGTCGTTTAATAGTATAGTTTGACCCGTTGCTATACTACCAGACGTAAGGACGCCGTTTAAATCAAAAGTGTCGCCGTTGATAGTGACGACGTCCAAATCATTACAATTCAGAATATCATTGTTATTCATATCAATATCAAAGGTTCCAGCATTGTTTCCAACACCAAGAACACTCAGCAAATCGTAAGCGTATCCGGGTGGAACTGGTACCAAAGCATTGATGCGTGCCTCAAGATTGGAAAGTCTGATATTCAAGTTGTAGTTGCTTGTATAACTCATTATATATAAGATATACAAACATTTTATTTTATTCAATCGTCGGAATGAGAAACTAAATAAGCATTTTTCTCACTGACCACCACTTGGGGATACGTTTTCGCAACCATACACCAACGTGACGGCAACGATTTGATTTTCTTGATCTGCGTTTTATCTAAACCAAGATAACTCTCTAAAAGATATTTGAGTGATCGTCCTCCCAAAGAATGTGGAAAAAACGTGATTGAATGAGCCTCATTTAAGATGCGTTTGGTATCGTTTCCGGCACAAGGTAAATGAGATGTATATATACAATAAGTATTAAAATGACGACCGGTTTCCAAAATGCTGTTTAAAATACCACCGATTTTGAGTTTCATTGGTTTGTCGGTGATACAATCAGTATCATCAAAAATGACCATACTATCTTTAAAATCTTCAGCAGTCAACTCTTCTTTCAGAAGTTGAGGTGTTAACTTGATCCGTTGTAGTCCTTTGATTTCGTCAATTGAACTGTCGTCGTTAATTGAAGAAAATAAATAAATTTTTCTCTTGGGGAAAATGCGTTGGAACTCAGCACAATATTGTCTAGTAAAGTAGGATTTTCCGGATCCTGAAGCACCGGTGATGTACAAGATTTGACGCTCTTGTTCGGGGTTTGGAATAGGTTGAATCTTACCTTCACCGTCTTTCAAGTTCAGTTCATTAAATGGTCGGATTGCTTCTTTTTTGCTCTCTACGCAAAGGATAGGACAGCGAGTTGATTTGCCCTCTGATTTAATGATAGCGATCGGCGTGCCTTGGTTTTCAAAGTTCATTCTTATACTAGAAGCAGATTTTTATTTTTGGAAACAAAACTCAACGTAGATTCATTAATATCCGAAAACAAGATTTCATTTGCTTTTTCTAAATATTGGGAAATGGACTTTGGTGTTCTTTGTTTGATCGCAAGATCTAATACACTGCGAACATCAGAATGACCGTTTAATTGCTCTATTATCAACTGGATATTTTGACGAACTTGATCTAAAACCGGTTTACGAAAGTCTTGTTCTAGTACTAGTTGGATTGTTTTGATTTCGCTGTTTATTTTATACAGCAACCCGGTTTCTGAATTGAAAAATGCGAGTAACTTGTCTATCTTGGATTCATTTTTACCTTCATTTTCTAATTTGTAATACGAGAATGCTCGTTTAAGTGATTTGAAATAGTTGCTTGCGGAAAACATTTGGAACGAATAATCGTGTTTGATTGAATTCAAAAGGTGATCGGTTTGAATATCGTGAGGGAAAAAGTTACTATCATTTCCGATTTTTAAAAAATAATTATCTGTAAATTCCAAAAATCGTCCTTCAATAAACGCTACCATATCTAGTTTAAGAGTGGATTTCATTAACAGACATTCTTGAAAACTAACAATACGACCATCCGCCATTCGTTTTGTACCTCTCATCATATCTTGATATGACCAACGCAGTGGTTCACCATCACTGTCTTCTCCGCATTTGAAATCGGTGATCCAAACGTTCGGATCGTCTTTTGCTGTTATAAACTTTTCGCGAAATATTTTATACAAACGGTTAAGAGTGCTGGATTTATCCGATATTTCGTCTTTGAATACCTCATTCAGATCGTAATCTGCTGAATATTTGATCTCGTTTAACGATCCACTTCCGATTATTTTATATTTTCTTGAGACAGAAAGAAGGTTGAATACGTCTTGAACCGATTGCGAAAATTCAGAGACTCGTTTACTAGTAAGTGCTCCTCCGGTGTAAAGAGTACATCCGTCTTTCATATGGTACAATCCTCCACCAACGTAACCACCGTTATACGGAGCAGAATAATTATATTCAGGTTTTTTTAAAGGTTTGACTGAAAAGGGTTCACCCTCAAAAGGAGACAAATTTTTATTACTTTTGTAAATTTGTTTAACAAATGCGTTTCTAACAAGACTTTCGGGTGAAATCTCGTTTACAGTAAGTGGAGTCTCTTCAGAAATACGTTTGGTGGGTCTATATACGGGATAGGGGAGACCAGCAACGTCCTTCCATTCTTCTTTGAGCCAACGGGTCAGATTTCTTGGTTTACCATCGTCTGCGTATTCACCTCCAAGATCTTTATATTTCTTTACTAAAAATGCCGACTTGTAAGCACCGTGAGTTTTGTACGTCTTATCAGCAATTTCCTTTGCTTGCTTATACAATTCAGGATTGAGTATCATTTATACTATATAAATATATTATAAATAGGTTGTCTAAATTACAGCAAATACTTGGTGGGACAAGACTGTCTTGATCCGTAAATGTTGGGAATGTCTCTGCTTGTATTGATTGTTTTTCCGTAGAAGTTGCGTCCGGCTCCGAGTGCTTCAGATACTTGATTAACAGCACCGTAATTATCAAGTACATTCGCAACCGGTTGAAGTAGTGTCCTAGGATCCATATTTGGTAGAACTGTTGCTTGATAAGCATTAACCAACATTAAAATATCCATCATTAGTTTCTTGCGTTCGTCATTGAGGATTTTCAACATATCGTCAACAAAATCAATCTCGTGAGAAAGAAAATCAAACAAATCAAACCCTTGAAAAGGTGCTGAGAAACTTACCCACGTTTTAATAAGAACTTGATATGAGTCTTTCAAATCATTGATATCAGATGGATCTAAATATTGTTTGTAATCTTTAAGAGCCAAGGCAATACGATCTGCTTCACGCATTAACTTGGTTGCTCTTAAAATACCGTCCACAATTCTTGATCGTGGATCTTTTTCATATGTTTGTACTCGTCTCTCAGGATCAAAGTCTCCAAAGGTAGATTCGTTACTACTAATAGAAGAAGAACCGCTACTAGAACTTGAAGATGGATCACTTGGGTCAAAATCTGCGCCTTCAACGTCTTCTAATTCGTCAAAATCTTCAGTTCTAGTTTCTGATCTCACAGAACCTCTGCTTTCAGATCTATCTTCAGCACTACTGCTGGTTACAACACGTGGTATTTCACCCGTCCCTTTACTTAACTTTTCAAAGAAATCCGTTATATTTCTAACACTTCCTTGAGTTGGTTTTGTTGCTTTTCGCGTTGGGGTTGGTGATGCTTCAGTACTATCGTCAGCAATTATTAATTCAACCTTCTTTTTAGGTTTCCTAGGTTGCTTAAAGATTCCGAGATTAGCCATTGACGACAACCCTTCATCACTGGGATCCATTCCTCCGTAAAGACGAGCAAGATGTCTGCGTCCAGCACCTTCTTCTCTATCAGCAAGTGATTGAGTGAAATTACCCAAGGTTAAATATCCCAAACGTGCTGTTACAGTTCGGATCATATTAAACAGGTCTCCGATCTCAGCAATTTTATCAACAAATCTTCCCATTTCTCGTTTAGTATCATTTGCGTTCTTAATCGGTCTTAAAGTTGCGTCGGTATCTAGAGCATCCTTCATTTGACTAGATTGTACGACAGAAAGTTTTTTGCTCGCTGAGATTATACTATCTGGAGCAAAATCCAAATTATTTCGGTTCGGCAATTGAGGCATTATATTATACAACAACATTTTTTTTTGGTGTATAAATCATTTCAAAAAAGTAACCGTCTAAATATATAAAAGGTGGATAGAGTGGAAGCAATATTTCAGATCAAAGAATCTTGAAGTGTGATCAGTTTGATTTACTTGGTTTCCCTTGACTTAAAAATTTGCTTACACTCGTTCCACTCTTTTGGTTCTCTATACTTAACATTAATATAATCCATTTTCTTTAACATATTTTGAAGCCATTGGTAGACTAAGACCCATTTGAGCCATTACTTTCTTGACGATTTCATTTCTAGCAGATCTAGCACCACCCTTCATTTTGTTTTTGATCGCTTCTTTTGCGAGCGGAACAATAATTTCTTTTCCGACAACCTTTGCGACAGGAGATATTGCTTTGAAGAAATCGTTACCTTTTCCACCTCTCATCTTGTTGCGAATAAACTCGGTAGCAAGTTCCTTACCAACTGGGACAATAACATCCTTAGCAATCGGAGCAAACGCTTTACCCATATCACCCAAGAACGAACTTTTTTTACCACCTCTGATCTTGTTACGAATAAACTCAGTCGCGAGTTCCTTACCAACAGGGACGATAACATCCTTAGCAATCGGAGCAAACGCTTTACCCATATCACCCAAGAACGAAGATTTCTTTCCACCAACCGACATCTGATGTTTATAAGACTCTAACGCGTGAGGATAAATAGAAGAATGGAATTCACCAGGGTGGTTCATTATCATTGCTCCACCCATCTTCTTTGCTAACGCCTTTTCTTGACGTTTCAGTTTATTACTTAATAATTTTGCTTGATATTTCTCATCTGCTGTAGCGTATTTCTGAGGTCTACCAACGGATTTACCAGTAGGTGCTCTTGATTTACCAGTAGGTGCTCTTGATTTACCAGTAGGTGCTCTTGATTTACGTACTTTGTTTGCTTTCGCATATATTTTCAAGTTATCAGAAGGTTCGCCGACCGCATCAATATCAAAAGGAGGAGCCTTTGTTTGCTCAGCAACCAATCTGCGAATATATCCAGCAGGTTTTGACTTACCAGTCTTAACGTAAGCACCTCCCGCCATCTTGTTGCGGATAAACTCGGTAGCGAGTTCCTTACCAACCGGGACGATAACATCTTTAGCAATCGGAGCAAATGCTTTGGAGAGTCCGGATAAAAAGGAAGCACCTCCCTTCATTTTCTTTGCTCTTAACTGAGCCATATATGCTTTCGCTTCGGGTGATCCCTTAACCATTCGTCCACGACCAGTGACCTTCATCATTGCGGGTGCGATTACATTCTTACCAAGATCGTAACCCCAAAGTAGAGGGTTCATCGCACCAATTGCCTTTTCGGCAGGCGAGGCACCACCCATATACGCAGGAGGTACCATTTGACGAACACCGTGCCCGTCAGCACCTAAGAGATTTGCTCCACCGGTCGTTCTAACACCGTGACCATCAGCACCGGGTCTCCCTAAACCCACTAGTAGAGCAGGATTGATAACAGATCCGATCGTCTTCATCCATTCACGAACCTCATCTTTTTCCCCACCGATCATTGCTCCACCGTGTTTCTTACCGAAACTTCGGGAACCGATTTTAAAATATCAACCCTTTTCAGCACCTCCATCTGCTCTAGATACTCCCGCTTCCGCCATCATATGAGAGGGATGGTAGATTCCGTGACCATCAGCACCAACAAGCATCCCACCTTCCATATCATCGTCGCTACATTCACCAGCACCCCTCATCTTAGCAAGGAGTAATTCTTTCGCGATCGGTACAGCAATTGGAGCAAGAGCCTTTGCTGTTCCAGTGAAACCGGTTTTGAAACCGTGACCGAAATCTTTCCAAAAACTTCCTCCAATAGTATCTGAACCAGTTCCGTCTAAACTTCCGACACTAAGAGTTCCGGGGTAATCAAATTCGGTTGATCCCGGAAGAACAAATTTTCGCATTCTTTTACCACCAAACATCGTTGGTTGGGGAGTTGATTTGATGACTCCTCTTTCAATCCCGTCAAGCAAGTAACTAGCAATAAGTTGGTTGTATTCTTCCATCTTTTATATACTCTAAATATATTTTTATTTGCTAAAAATATGTTTTTTATTTACGATCAAATACCTTCAAAAGTGTGTGTTTTTACGGAAATCTGAGGATTTCATTTTTAGAAATCTATTAAGCAAGATGTTTCGCTAGTTTTGAACTAGATTGTCTTCCACCAGAAATCGCACCACCGGACATCGCACCACCGGAATGTTGACCACCCGAGTGAATTCCACCCATCTGTCGTCTCGCCATATCAGCAACAGCAGACACTAGTTTGGGATTTTCCTTCACAAATGAAGCAACCGCACCCATTCCGCGATTCATTAATTTACCACCAACAAGGCGCTGGTAATCAGCAGACGCGAGGTGGGGAACCGGGTTCTGTTCCTTGGTTCGGAGGACTTGCTCCTTGGTGAGGATACCAGTAAAGATCTGGGAAGTACCTTGCTGGGTAGCAAAGACACCAGAGTTGACGGTGATAATACAGATCTCAGGTTGAGCAATAGCAAAACCGTATTGATTTGTAACCGACATATTGAACTGGAACTGATACTGTCCAAGAGATGAGGCAGACAAGTATGAGGGTAATGAGAAATCCATTACGGGAGAAAGGACTAACAAAGAACCAGTTGTAGGAGTCTTAAGAACACCACCTTGAAGAGTAGGTGCGACAGGAATCAAATAAGTTCCGGTATTGGGTACATCGGCAGACCCTCTAAACTCGTAGAAGGACTGAGACGATCCGTTTTTATATGAGATGTTATACAAGTCTTGCTGAGTAGCAGTAGACAAGAGACCAGAAGCGTTGTTAAAGTTTACCGCAATACTATTGATGGTTAAGAAACTACTGGTGTAATTCCAATTTTGCTGAGACATCGGAACACGAACTGATATCAAAATCAGATCAGGTACTTGATTCAACTGGATAGATTGAGAAGTTAGAGTTTGAGTGCCTCCGGCTGCGATCGTAGTTCCAGATGCGAATGTCGTTAAATAACGAGGGTAATCAAGGAACGGTACGACGTTTTTGGTGGAGATCTTAGCGTACTGCTCGGGTTGTAGAGACAAGAAATTAAATAACAATCTAGTGTTAGCAAAACCAACAGACTGAGCAGTTCCACCGTTGGGAGCAGTTGCCCAACCAAGATTAATTGCTGAAATGTAACCAACAAGCGAATTACCACCCGACACCAAGTTGTTAGCAGTTGAGAAGAGACGCTTACAGGTTGAGTCAACGTTCAAAACCATACTCATATTATTAACACCAACAAGACCAGCATTCATATCGGGGGCACAGTTGATAAAAGGAGACAAAGCCAAGAAGGGTTCAGTCAAAGTTGCTCTGATAGAAATGACCCAAGTGTTGTTACCGGCGGCGGTGACGCAAATAGGAGAGTTATCAACAAAGACACCGTTTACGTAACGATCAATTTGTAAAAAGTCAAGAGCGTAAGCACCACGACCAGCGAAATCCTCGTCGTAAGTGTTAGTAGAATAACCGGCAAGAGGGTTATTATTAGTACCGGGAGCACTTAGATACTGTCCGTAAGCACAATCGGGTAAAGAAGGAGTCATTGAATTGTAACGGGACAGCGTTCTGCTGTCGTTCATTCTCATCAACATTGGGAGAACATCCTGTAAATTGGTAGAGACGGACACGTTGTTAATAGTTGACTGGATCGTGGTGAAAAGAGAGTTCAAGGGAAATGCTTGTAAACTTTCTGAAAGACCATACTGGAAGCAACTGACTCCGTTAGCAACAGCGTAAGGAGTAGCAACCCCTCCTAGACTGAGTTGGAAACTCAACTGGGACGACAACAGCAAATGACGATCAATCACGATGTTTTCACTGGGAATCTGTACGTTGAAAACGATGGACGAATTTGATGTAGAAACTGCTTGAAATTGCTGAAATGTTGACTGAGAAGCACCGGATTGGACTCCGAAAACTTCAGACGAGGTAATATCGGCAATGCGACTGTCTTCAATGAGAACGGTTTTGAAATCACTCATATTATATTATACAATAACATTATTTTTTGGAGGATAATGTTATTATTTGTTTTCTCTAAATGTTTAAAAGATTGACCTAAAGTTTATACAGATTTGGGATATGAGACAGACGATCCCGAAGGGTTCTTACGTTGAAATAAAATCTTAATAGTTGCTGTAGATCCGGAAGTTAGTCTAAATGGTTGGAGGACTCCAACCCTGTCTTTCCAAAAAACGTTAATGTCTAAATTGTAGACCGGGGTATTTCCTACTAAATTGACTAGACGGTATTGAGCAGTCGGAGTGTAAACAATTGAAGGTTTGTAGATTCCAGAATCACTTACAAAGTCGGTGATCACTTGCGAAATATTTGAATTGTTACCACCGTTGTTAAATATTTGCCCGTTGATAAACAGCAACGGCGCAGAAATATTATTTGGAACTATTGGTAAAGTATTTGAAGTAAATACGATTGATGTGATCGGTGTCCAAAGAGCAACAGTTGAATATTCTTGAACTATCTGATATGCTTGATATTGACTTGCTGGTGGAGCAGAAGGTGGGAATTCAACAATATTTGCGCCACCAAATCCAAGAGGTTGGATCTGGACATTCTTTCCAGCAACAGCAGTCTGATATGATAGAATAAAAACAGGAAAACTGCTAAATAATTGGAACATCGCTGGATTGAAGTATATTCCAATATGATTTGCGGAGGCTGTATTGTAACCAGCAACGTCAGCATTCATTATTGCTATATTATTAACAGTATCCCAAGACAACACTGGTGCGTGAATTGTTGGAAGTACTAAAGCAGATGCGAGAACTTGAGCGTTCAAGTTAGCAAAACAAGTAAGAAATGTTTGATTTATTAAATAGATCCAATATTGGTAATTTAAAGTCTCGTAGTATCCAGTGCTGTTGTTCTGTAATTTGTTTGATGTTTGACTTGGTGGCGCGGGTAGCGGTGAAGCCACTATTTGAGGAGACCATATAACAGGTTGCTGTTGATTGAATGTTTGAAATGGTGCTACAGGATTAGTCCAAGAAAGCGACACTGAATATATTGTTAAATCACGATTGGATTGGTTGGGGACAATCTCGGGTTGAAAAACCGGAAGAGATGGTGTGTCTAGAGTGAACCGAACGATGCTTAAGTAGTAACTTTCTGGATCTAGAATAAATGGTGAATTTCTGGTCTCATTAAAGTACAATACTGGAGGGACAGTATCAACACCTTCTAAATTTGTTATAGTTACGTCGTAATAAACAAGGTCTGGAGTATCTTGAAATGTGAAAGACATCTTATACAATACTCATATATTTTTATATTCGCTAAATGAAGAAAATAAAAATCTAAAACAGTGGTGGATATACTTATAATGTATGTAAATCCATATCAAAACAGAAATCTAAACAACAAATACAGAAATCTAAATGAGAAATCTGAATGATTGATCAGAAATCTAAGTAACAGCAGATATGTGTAGGTAATAATTTATAAATTATTACCATCAGAAATCTGATACAGCAACGCTATTCGCTAGATTTCTCTTCCTCAGAGTTAGATTTCTCGGTTTTAACCACTAGATTTCCACTGGGATCAATTAATACGGCAGAAGATGCTTGACTAGACTTGTAACCGTCTGGTTTCTTTGCTTCTTCTTTGGTCGGTGACCGGAACCACGATTTGACCGACGAAATCATTTATATAATAGTCGCAGAAGATATTTTGCTAAATAAAATCTAATTAAAATCCCAAATGTTAAGATAAGTTATATACTATTAAGTATAGAAAAAGTGGAACGAGTGTAAGCAATTTTTCAAGTCAAGGGAATTTAAGAATGATAGTGTCCTTCCACTTGAGTTTCTCTCAACTTTGAATTTTGCTTCCACTCTATACACTTTTTGTTTAACGATCTAGTTATTATTTAGAAGGTTTAAAAAATAAAATGTTTTCATATATTATAAAATGTCCTTTGTTTCTTGTTATCAGGCAAATGCTTTCGTAGGTATAACCGCTGGTAATCCTTACCCAGTCGGAACTATTCTCACACCGTCAATTACTGCTCTTCCTTTAACCCAAGCAACAAATACTTTCCAACCCGTGATTGCTGGTGGTTTCACTCTCCCCGCTGGTGTGTGGGAAATTGATTGTGCTGTAATGACCGAATTAGCAGGCCCCGCTGACGCTACAAGTTCTACGGTGGATTGTATCGCTCAAATAGTCTATAACGCAACTGTTATCGCCCAGAATGATACTGGAAATTACCTTAATATTGCTGGTTCAACTCAATCCCTTTTCAGAGGGGTCAGTGTTAGTGGTTCTGTTATTAGTACTGGAATTGCTAGTGCTCTTCAAGTCAACATCAATTGTGAAACTGCTGACGGAGGTCAGTGGGGAACTCTTGCTCCAGGTATTTTAAGTACCAGTCAATACATTAGATGTGTTAGAGTTGCTTAAATTGTCTGGTTTTATTAAAATATTGGAAGTTATTTATTTCAATATTTTATTTCTCGTAAAGGATCTTCAAATCACCTACTGGAATGTAGATGTGAGGTTTCTGATCATATTGTAAATTTGCCCTACTAAAGTTGCGTCTTTCGTAGGTTGAAAATGATTCTTCATTGTATTCAATATAAGCAACCTTGTCTACAAAGTTAAATATGAATATCACTGGCTTGTCTCCAACTGCTTTATCTTCAGTGATCATCGTAGTCGGATATTGAGTCATTCTGTTGGTTCTAGATTTGACCTCGTAATTGTACTGGTCGCAAAAGTAATCGTGCTTAGAGTACCGTTCCGTGTACGGTTGGATCTCTCTGCTAAATAATTCAGAGATCTTTGGGAGAATCTCCGTTTCTTGTTGTTTACCAAACTGATAGGATTGAGTATAATGAACCATTTACTTATATATAGGGGAAAGAAGATTATTTTCAGAAAAAATCTAATTAATTCCAAAATGTGAGTTTTGCTAAATATAATAATCTTTATATAATATAAATGGCTGCGAGAAAGCGAGAACAAGTTATTGAACATTATCAACGTGAGTTGGAAAAAATGATTTCAGACAGCGACTTCAAACGATACTTTGGTGCCGGGTTCGCACCAATGAAATACAGTGAACTTAACAATTACAGCGATATTGACGACATCATTCCAGAGAACAAAGGATTTAGGATCTTCTTAACTGAACAGAAACCAAATGTGGGTCATTGGACTGCTTTGCTAAAGTATAATGATATTTGGGAGTGGTTTGATAGTTACGGTGTTAAACCAGACGGTGAATTCAGATTCATTCCAAGTATTATCCGAAATGCCCTAGGACAAGGAGGAAATTTGCTGTCTAAATTATTGAAAACCAATCACCCCAACAGCAAAATATATTATAATAAAAAGAAATTTCAAGAAAATAATGACGCTGTTGCGACCTGCGGTCGCTGGGTAATTGCCCGAATATTAGCATTTCAATGCGGTTACGAACTAGACGATTTTATAAATAAAGTGATGGAGAAGTGCGAAGAAACTGGGAAACCTCCGGATATTTTAGTTTGCGATTGGATAAATTAACACTTCATTAAGACCTTAACAAGTTCGCATTTATCCAATTTGGATACACCTTTAATACCATTTTTTTTACAAGATTCTTTCAAATCTTTAATACTTGTTCCTTGGTAAGCGTATTTTCCATCTTTGGTTCGCTCGGGAACCAAACCAAAGACTTCAATTCCACACTTTTCACTAAAATAATGATGGTCGCTTTTTTGGTTTTTTTTAACGAGTTTCTCATTTACAATCTCGTAGACTCCAAAAACGCAATTAAACTGATGTCCGATACATTTTCCGTAACAACAAACATACGTTAAATTACCACTTTTTCTCTTGGGATCTTGATATTTATAATATCGGGTTAATATTTTGTTAGCGTTTTGTAGGGTGTTAAAATCAGAGTTCAACTCTTTGACTACGGTGGCGAATAATTCTCTAAATGTTTCCATTCTATTCTATATACTTATATAATATTATTTTAAGTAATATTCAAAATATATAAATATATTGTATAATATATATAAAGATGTGTTTGGACGAAAAGTGTGGACGAATAGATATTATTGAGATCTACGACGATATTAAAGTCGTTTTACATTACGAACGCGGTGGAGATAAACCATTTTTTATTCAATACTGGGATACTAGTAAACCCCACTCAAAGATCCCTGCTAAAAATATTTCGCTTGAATTTGAACGCAGAGATACCCCTGTGAAATTTGTTGAGATCGGAGAAGAAAAGCGATTTATTCAAATCGGAGAAGATATTTCGTCCGAGGAATTATTTAGCGTATTTAGTTGATTTTCTCCAAAATAAAATCTTGCTGTTTAATATAGAAGATGGAAAACAACAAACTTTTTGAGAGTCTGAAATCCAAAAATATAACTGAGAGCAGTTTAAAGTTATATTTTAACAACCTGCGACGTCTCAATGGTGGTGACTTTCCTAAGTCATTCACATTTTTGAAGGACGTTGAAGCGATCGTCGCAAAGATTGCTGATTATAAACCCAACACTAGACGTACTTATTTAATCAGCATCGTTTCGCTGTTGAAGACCGAACCTAAGCAAAAGAAATTGTACGACAAATATTACGCTTTGCTTGAGACCTATAACAAGAACCTTTCTGTAAATAATGAGAAGAGTGATACTCAGAAGGAGAATTGGTTGTCTCAAGAAGCAGTCAAAAAGGTCTACGACGATCTGACTGCTGAAGTCACTCCATTATTAGAGCAAAAGAAATTGGGGACAGACGCTTACAACAAGTTGCTGTCTTGGGTTGTACTTTCGCTGTATACCACCCAACCACCTCGTCGCAATTTGGATTATCAACTTGCTGTTGCTACGAATAAATATTCAACCGAGATGCCGACTGAATATAATTATTTGGATCTCACATCTAACACGTGGTATTTCAACAATTACAAGACAAAGGGTACTTATAAGACCCAAGAGATCAAAGCAAGTGACGATATGATTGCTGTTATCAAGAAATTTTTGAAATTCCACCCTTTGCGTGCCGAGTTGAAAAAGAAGACCGGAAGTGTTCCTTTACTAGTAGACGCATCTGGTACGCCTTTTGAAGGGAATAACGCAATAACCCGCATTCTGAATAAGATCTTCGGTCGTCGTATCGGGGTTTCGCTTTTGCGAAATATTTACCTTACGGATAAGTATTCGGGTAAAGTTGCCGAATTGAATTCCGACGCAACCCAAATGGGGACATCTGCGTCAACGATCCAAAACCAGTATATTAAACTGGACGGTGAACCAGTCTCGGGCGCAGAATGAGGTCTTTGAAATATATAATAACTTTTTGAATTGTTATATATTTTGGTATTAATTTATTCGTCTTCTTCCGATGATATGAAGTATCCACCTGGAGTCTTTTGGATCACTTCTTCCTTGAATTCTGGGACAAAATCGTCGTCTAGTTGATAAATGTATCGGTAATATGCTTCGTCAACTTTATACAAGTGACGCATTAGTTCGGTCTTGTTATCGGGGAATTTGTATTTGTTACACGTGTTACCACGGGTCTTGTATTCTTCCAAATATCGTTGCGATTGTTTTGAAAATTCTTGAGACGTGAAGTTGCTTGATAAGAAATGTCCTTTCGCGTATTTCTGCGCCTCCTCGTAAAGGGAAGTGGAAGCGAATGTTCGGTTTACAAATGTCTTTGGATCTTTATACAACATCTGAATGTATGCGGGACGATTCTCAAACAACATCTCCTTCTTGTATTGG